AGACGAGTTCGCCACCGCCAGAGACATCCTGACCCGCCGCCTCAACGGTGACGCCGCCTTCCGCAACGGCAGAGCCGCTGCTTGAAGGAACTAGCCGCAGGCCCCCGATCACCCGCCCAGGCGGGCTTTCGGTGGTAGGGCCAACATATACTTGTTGGTTCTCCCGAGCCCTTTTCCTTTGGGGCGAGGGTGAAGGGTCTTTACCCAGGAAAGGATGGAACAAGCATGAACAAACGATACTATATCGCCTACGGCAGCAACCTCAATGTTTCGCAGATGCGGATGCGCTGCCCACACGCTGCGATTCTCGGCACGGCAAATCTGAGCGGCTGGGAGCTATTATTCAAGGGAAGCAAGACCGGCTCCTACCTCACCATTGAAAAATGCGAAGGTGGCACGGTGCCCGTGGTGATCTGGGAAGTGACCGGATCAGACGAGGCGGCGCTGGACCGCTACGAGGGATTCCCCACCTTCTATTATAAGAAGGACATCAAGCTTCAGTATAAGGGCATCCGCACCGGAAAGCGCAGAGCGGTGACGGCCTTTGCCTATATCATGCACGAGGAGCGACCCATCGGAGTGCCGACCAACGGCTACATGAGGACTTGCCTGGAGGGATACGACACCTTTTTCTTCGATAAGAATGTACTGATGGACGCCTACGATAAATGCAGGGAGGTATGCGGCAATGAAGGATAATGTGATCCGAATGGCGATCTGCCCGCTGTGCGGCAGAACTTACCACGGCACTCCGGCGCTGTCGAGAATGGACAACGAAACCCTCATCTGGTTTGGGCTGACCTAGTCCCTGGAACTGTATCAGCAGACCAACGCCCGTCTCTGGCGACAGGGCCAGAGTGCCGGAACCGTGGTAATCCAGCACATCATCACCAAAGGCACCATCGACGAACGCATCCTGAAGGCGCTCTCCCAGAAAGAGTTGACCCAGAACGCCCCGATTGATGCGGTAAAAGCAAATCTGTAAGGACAGCCCGTCGAAGCCGCATCCGCCGCATTGCCGGGTCAGAACGGCGCCGGAGAGGGTCATTTCCCAACGCTATGATCAAAAGACTTTGCAAAACAGTTGCTATGAGAAAATTCCCACAGCAGCTGTTTTGATAATAGGATATTGCAAAATCACTATATTATATATGCTTATGGAATATAGCCGCGAGTGAATAAAAACTATCATCTGTGCGGCAACTTACCGGGACTTGGCAGTCGTGATGAACAACGACATGGAGATCTTTTGTCTCTTGTTTCTGCCCAGCAAGATTGCCTGCACAAATAAAAACCATAAATGGGATCTCATCGACAAGCCAGTATAAAAGCGCAGCTTTCCCCTCGTCTGATAGCCCAGTTTCAAGAAAGTCCGAAGTTTGGAGCTCATCGTATTCTCTATGTTTTGGAGACAGGACTGCATTGCTCCAGCTATTCATTTTTATTGTTTCTACTCGATAGTGAAAAACAAGTTTATCAAGGTACCAATACACATCGGTCAAATCATCTTTTTCAATGAGGGATTTACAATGCTGAAAGAGTAATTTACAATCCCTGTCATTTTTCATTTCCTGGTATGTCGAAAGAATAGATGTGTAGAGCATCTCGCGAGACTCATAATACCTTGCTTTTTTCGCTCGTTCGGGTTGAGAGCCAACATATTCAAGGAAACCGAAAAAAATGAAACCAGCAATCACAGCAATTATAATTTTGAACATATAAGAAAAATCCAATCTATCAATTTATTATTTTATACCATGCAATGATCTGATTGTCAACATATTCAACACTTAATAGCAGTTCATCGAGTGGCTGGGCAAACAGTTCAATATCCGAAAGATCGCCTTCGACCGCTGGGGTGCGGTGCAGATGGTGTAGCAGATCTGGAGCAGTGCCAGACGGTATTATGAACAAATCCGGAAACAGGACGGGTATGTGGAGCCGGAGGTATACAACGATCCGCGGGAACCGGTCTGGGACACACCGATCCCGTTCGATGAGTTTGCGCTCCCGACCTTTCCGGTGGATGCGCTACCCAGGGCTATTGGTCGATATGTGGTCGCCTTGGCAGAAAGCACCCAGACCCCGGTGGACATGGCGGCATCGGCGGCACTGCCCATCTTATCCGTCTGCCTGCAGGGGAAGTACACCGTCCGGGCAAAAGCTGACTGGTATGAGCCGCTCAATCTGTATTCCCTTATCGTTATGGAGCCGTCCGAGCGAAAGTCCGCTGTGGAAAACGCCATGGTGCGCCCTATTGACCGCTATGAAGCCGAGATCAACACCATGAACGCCGCGGCCATTGAGGGGAGCAAGATGCGCAAACAGATCCTGGAGCGCAGACGGAGGGCACTGGAAGACCAGGCGGCAAAGGGCAAGGCAGACCCGGCTGACCTGGACAAGATCGCCGCCGAGATCGCAGAGTTTCGGGAACTGAAGCCTCTGCGTCTGTATGTAGATGATGTGACCACAGAAAAGCTGACCTCGGTGCTGGCAGACAATGACGGTCGGGCGGCAATCTTATCCACGGAGGGCGGAATCTTTGATACCCTGGCCGGTATCTACACCAAAAATGTCAACATCGATGTTATGCTTAAAGGTTATTCCGGGGACAGCATCCGAGTAGACCGCATCGGCAGAAACAGCGAAAGTATTTTGAACCCCGCCCTTACCGTATTGCTGATGGTACAGCCCAATGTGCTTTCCGGGCTGATGCAGAACGGCACCTTCCGTGGGCGGGGGCTGACCGCCCGATTCCTCTACTGTATGCCGCCGTCCGCGATCGGGAAACGCCGATATCGCTCAACACCGGTACCGGATCATGTGTATCGGGAGTATGAGCAGCTCCTTCGTGACCTGCTGGAGGATGATTACGGGGTCAGCCCGGAGATCATATCCCTTAGCCCGGAAGCGGATGCCCAAATAGAAGCCTTTGCCGAGGAATTGGAACCGAAGTTGCGGCAGGAATATGCGGATATCTGCGATTGGGCTGGCAAGCTGGTGGGCAACACCCTCCGCATCGCAGGATCACTTTCCAGAGCGTCTGTGCTGCGAAACCAGGCCAGCTTTCTGTGTGACCCGGAGCCGGTGGTCATTGATGGCACGACGATGCAAAACGCCATCCGTATCAGCCGCTATTATATCGAACACGCCAAAGCCGCCTTTGCCCTGATGGGAGCTGACTCTGTCAACAAGCAGAGCAAATATGTCCTGAATGCGATCCGCAACAGCGGCCTGACGGAGTGTACCCGGCGAGATGTCATGCGCCTGTGTCGCAGCTTCAAACGAGCGGAGGATGTTCAGCCGATCTTGGACCATTTGATCGATTACGGCTATCTGGCTTTAAAGGACACAGCTGGCTATTCCGGTAAAGGTAGGCCACCTGCCCAAATTTATCTCGTCAACCCCTGCCTTTATGAAGAACAACAGGCAAGTTGAAGAATATTGTCCTTTTTGTCCTTCAGTCCCTTATGTAACGGCATGAGCCTTAAAAGAAAGAAAAAGACTTTTTCTTCTTTTATATTATATGTTTTTCCCCTATGGACACTGTGACAGAAAGGACAAAAGCAGCATGGACGAAGGGAGGTGAGACAATGGAGAGTGACTTGACCCGCTATCTGTGGAAAGGGCTAGCCCTGGACCGATATGAGGTCGTGGATATTATCCCAAAGGACGCACAGAACGCCGTGATCATCATGCGGCACCGCGACCCGGATGACCGCCACTGGTGCATCGAGTATCTGGGCAACGGACACTATTTCGATACCTGGGACGAGATGACTGCTTACTACTGTGAGCGTTTTCTGCCCCGCCGCAAACGCACACACTGAATCAACTGAGGAGGAACTATCATGAATCACGAAAGAAATGTTGACAAGCTGAAAGAGCATCTGGATGCCATTATGGGCATCCAGCCCAAGGAACAGGCACCCAGCGACACTGCCCGGGCAGAAGCCTACCGCACCGCATTCTGGGACAATATGTACACCGGAATGCCCAACAATACTATCAAAGAGGGCCATGTGGCTGGCGGTACTTACCTGGTGCCGGACAGCTTTGAAAAGCGTCTGGTGGAAGGACTGGCCGAGGAGAACGTCCTGAGAAAGATTGGAAATGTGTTCTCTGCCCCGGGCAGATTGCGCCTTCCCGTGGCAGACACCGCCTTAGAAGGCAAATGGGTGGGAGAGAGTGGCTGCTTTGAGTTCAATGACCTCACCTTCTCTGAACTGGTCTTTACACCTCATAAGCTGGGAACTTCCATCCTGGTGTCTGAGGAACTGCTGGAGGACTCCGGCATTGACCTGGAGAACCATATCTCCCGGTTGTTCAGTGAGCGCATGGGCAAAGCCGAAGAGGAAGCGTTTATCAGAGGCGATGGCAATGGCAAACCTCGGGGGCTTATCTATCAGACCTCCGTCGGCACAGAAACCGCCTCCGCCGATACGGTCACGCCGGATGATATGATCGATCTCATGTACTCGGTCAAGCCCGCCTATCGAGCCAACGGGACTTGGCTGGTATCTGAGCAAGCATATCTGCAGCTACGGAAGATCTGGACCCTGGACGGGCGGCAGCTGTGCCCTACCTCGCTGGCGGAAGGTGAGGTCATGAAGCTTTTTGGACACCCCATCCTGGTCAGCAAGTATCTGGACGGTGTGTTACCCGGTGCAAAAACGGTGCTGTTCGGTGATTTCAGATACTTCTGGATCGCAGAACACGGCAAACGGAATATCAAGCGGCTGGCAGAGCGGTATGCCGACCTGGGACAGGTGGGATTCTTCGCTTCTCAGCGAGTGGATGCCCAGCTGGTATTGCCCGAGGCGGTGAAAGCATTGGAGGTCAAAGCGGCCTAAGAACTGCTGGGGGGCGGCCATGATGACCGTCCCCCTTTTGCGAAAAAGTGATGAAAAAACAGGTCGTAAACCGCCCTGAAATTCACGCAAAAATCCTGCAAAACACCGACCTTTTAGCGAAACAAGCCGTTCATTCCGCCTGGTATCACTGCAATATCGCACTGACCGGGGTATCCCCCCTCTTTAATTTCGCGGAAATTCGTGTTTGAGGGGGCCCCGGTCTTTTGGAAGAAAGGTCGTAGAGATTTGACCCGCCCCCTGGGGGGCAGAGAGGAACATTACCATGCGTCAACAGACCAAAGAGCAGATCAGCAGACTGCATCAGGATGGCTACAACGTCACTGCCATCGCCGCCATGACCGGAGTGCCGCCCGGCACCGTGCGGTCACACTTGCGCCGCCGTTCGGACACCGTGCATCCAGTGACCTGTCCCCAGTGTGGGAATGCTGTTAAACGGTCGCTGGGGCATCCAAACAAAAAAATTCTGCTCCGACCACTGCCGTATGGCGTGGTGGAACAGCCATCCAGAAAAGGTCAACAAAATGGCATATTACACCCTGGTCTGCCGCCAATGTGGAAAGGAGTTTGAGAGCTATGGAAACAAAAATCGCAAATACTGCTGCCGGCAATGCTACGCTGAAGCCCGGCGGCACTCTACCTACACATGAGAGTCTGCTCCGTTATCGGACGGCGGTCACCACGCTGGAAACCATGATGGGGATGGGCATCCTCACCGCAAGAGAATTGGCTGCGGCGAGGGAGAAGATCGCCCAAAAGTATGGCCTATCTTCGGGTAGTATTTTGCGATAAAGTTCTGGATATTTCCCGGCTTTAGAGCGTTAATAGGACTGGAGATTGATACAAAGGAAGTGAGCGAAAGTTGAAACGAACCGTGACCCAAGTGGCTTTTCCGCCATGCAGCTGCCCACACTGACCCGTGTGGCGGCTTATGCCCGGGTGTCCAGCGGCAAAGACGCCATGCTGCATTCTCTGTCAGCCCAGGTCAGCCATTATAGCGACCTCATCCAAGCCCACCCCGGCTGGGCGTATGTGGGGGTATATGCGGACGAGTCGCTGACCGGGACAAAGGAGGACCGGGAGAATTTTCGGCGTATGGTGGCAGACTGCAAAGCTGGGAAGATTGACCTGGTGCTGACCAAGTCCATCAGCCGATTTGCCCGGAACACCGTGACCTTGCTCCGGACGGTGCGTGAATTAAAAGCCATCGGCGTGGACGTCTACTTCGAGGAGCAGAACATCCACTCCATGAGCGGGGACGGCGAACTAATGCTGACCATCCTGGCATCCTACGCCCAGGAGGAGAGTCTCTCCGCCAGCGAGAACCAGAAGTGGCGCATCAAAAAGAACTTTGAAGAAGGGATGCCCTGGAACAGTACCGTGCTGGGGTATCGCTATCAGGCTGGGCAGTATGTAGTCGCTCCGCAGGAGACGGAAACGGTGAAGCGCATCTTCGCTCTGTTCCTTGCAGGAAAGGGCATCGAAGCCATCGCCAAAATACTGAACGCAGATGGGATACCCACTCGTCAGGGCAAACGCTGGGGCAAAAGCAGCGTCAGCAAGGTGTTGCGGAACTACTCTTACACCGGAAATCTGCTCCTGCAAAAGACCTACCGGGAAAATCACCTGACCAAACGAACACTGATGAACCACGGGGAGCTGCCCCAGTACCACGCTGCCCATACCCATGAGGCGATTATTGACCTGGACACGTTCCAGGCGGTGCAGGAGGAGATCAGACGCAGAGCGGAGAAACACACCCACCCCGGTGTCACGCCCAAAACCTACCCGTTCACCGGGGTGCTGGTCTGCGGCGGTTGCGGCAAGCACTATCGGAGGAAAATGACCAGGACAGGCCCGGTATGGATTTGTGCCACTTTCAACCAGTACGGAAAAGCCACCTGTCCGTCCAAGCAGGTGCCGGAGGCTACCTTGGAAACCGCTATCAGTGACGCACTGGGTTTGGATGAGATCACCGCTGATGCCCTCCACAATAAAATAACGGCGATACGGGTGGAGAACGGCAATCGGCTGGTATTCTGCTTTCCAGATGGAACGGAAGCCGTTAAAACATGGACAGACCGTTCCAGAGCGGAAAGCTGGACAGATGAGATGAAAGAAACCGCCCGCCAATATGCCAAGAAAGGAAATAAGACCTATGAGCACAGCTAAAAATGTCACCGTTATCCCGGCATTTCTTCAGATGTATACTGGGGTGCCCGTCTGCAAACCCACCCGTCGGCGCACCGCGGGGTATGCCCGGGTGTCCACGGACAGCGATGAGCAGTTTACCAGCTATGAGGCCCAGGTGGACTACTACACCCGTTACATCCAAGAAAACCCCGAATGGGAGTTCGTATCCGTGTACACGGACGAGGGCCTGTCCGGTCTCAATACCAAGCACCGCGAAGGCTTCAACCAGATGGTGCAGGATGCGTTGGACGGCAAGATAGACCTAATCGTCACCAAATCCGTCAGCCGTTTTGCACGGAACACCGTAGACAGCCTGACCACCGTCCGTAAGCTGAAAGAAAAGGGTGTGGAGGTGTACTTCCAAAAGGAGAATATCTGGACGCTGGACAGCAAGGGAGAATTGCTCATTACCATCATGTCCTCCCTGGCGCAAGAGGAGAGCCGAAGCATCTCGGAAAATGTCACCTGGGGCCAGCGCAAACGATTTGCGGACGGCAAGGTCAGTATGCCTTACAGCCACTTTCTTGGCTACACCAAGGGCGAGAATGGGCTGCCCGAGATTGTACCGGAACAGGCGGAGACGGTGCGGCTGATTTATCGTCTGTTCCTCCTGGGGAAGTCCGCCGGGCATATCGCCAAGCACCTGACGGCATCTAGCATCCCCACCCCGGCGGGTAGGAAAACATGGCAGTCCTCCACGGTGGAAAGTATCCTGACCAACGAGAAGTATAAGGGGGCTGCCTTGCTCCAAAAGAAATTCACCGTGGATTTTCTGACCAAAAAGCAGAAGGTCAACGAGGGCGAAGTTCCCCAATACTTTGTGGAGAACAGCCACCCCGCCATTATCCAGCATGATGAGTGGGAATTGGTGCAGGCAGAGATGGCAAAACGCAAAGCCCGGGGCAAATACTCTAGCTGTCACAGCCCCTTCTCCGGGATGCTCATCTGCGGCGATTGCGGAGAGCATTACGGCTCCAAAATCTGGCATTCCACCAGCAAGTACCGACGGGTCATTTGGCAGTGTAATGGAAAGTTCAAGGGGTGCGGAGAAATGCACCACGCCCCACTTATATGAGGAAGATATCCAGCGGCTGTTCCTCTCCGCTTTCAGCGAACTAATGGTAGAACGCACGGAACTTTTGGAGGACTTACGCACAGTACAGGATGCGCTGACGGACTGCACCGCCATTGATGCTGAGTGCGAGGAACTGCTCCGGGAGATGGAGGTGGTCTCCAGCTTGACCCAGCAGTGCATTGCTGAGAATGCCACTCAAGCCATCGACCAGAACGAGTATCGGAAACGCTACGAGGGCTATGCCCAGCGGTTCGAGAAAGCCCAGAGACGCTATGATGAACTGCGAAAAGAGCGGGAGTACCGTCAAATCAAGCTGCAGGAGATCGGTGGTTTTCTGTTCGAGATCGCGGAACTGGACGAACTGCCCATTGAGTTCGACGAACACCTGTGGCGCACGGCGGTAGACCATGTTACGGTCTACGGGGACGAGAGGCTGGTGTTCCACTTCCGTTGCGGACGGGAGATCACGGAGCGGTTGTGAGGGGCAAGGGCAGAGAGTGACCCGGCATTGAACACCAGAAAACTTTTAATCTCCTATGTCGGATACCTTTTCTCGCATTGATTTTATCATTTAAGAACGCTACAATAGACGTAATAAGGACACAGCAAAAAGCAACAAGAGGTTTCCTATGAAGAAAGAAAAATTCACCTGTCAGCGGGACGGGCTGACCATACGAGGCCATGTTTTTGGCAAGGACGCTGCGCCAAAACCGGCGGTGATCCTGAGCCACGGATTTCTCGCCAATCAGAAGATGTGCTATGACTATGCCAAACTGCTTGCCGGACTTGGCTATGTGGCGTTTACCTTTGATTTCTGCGGCGGCGGTCTGGGATGTTCCAGTGACGGCAAAAGCGTGGATATGACTGTATTGACCGAAAAGGCTGACCTGCTGGCGGTGCTTCGGTATGTTCAG